ACTACGGCTATGGCGCATTGGCTACAAAGGTCGGCGCTGGCGCTTACCGCTGGATGGTTCTCTAGTTAGAACTGCAAAAGTGACGGCCAGTCCGCTCCCGAGCTGGCCTGTCACCCTCTAGATTGAAAGGAAACGAGATGCCAACAATCGTCACGGCTGCAGAGCTAAGAACCATTCTTGGCGTCTCGTCCTCCCTTTATTCAGACGCTTACTTGAGCGATATTGTGGATGCTAGTGAGAATCTAGTTCTTCCAATGCTCGTAACGTTCCAAAGCAAAATTAACAAAGTATCTTTAGAAAATAACGTTGCCTATTTTCACACCGCGACAATTCACGAATTCACCGAAGGTCAGTCGGTTGTTATCACAAGTGTCGGAGCGCCATTTAACGGCACTCACACAGTTACAGATGATTTAATTGGCCCCTATGTATTTACCGCCGCCATCACAAATGCTGACGTATTGGAAAAGAACATTATCCCAGCCGGAAACGCTGCGCTCTCTGGCGCATCAACCTATGTGGGAAATGCCAACGTCGAAGCTGCAGTTTTGGCTATTTCTGTCGAAATCTTCCAAGCCAGAACTGCCGCTGGAGGATCAATCGAAGGCATAGATTTTGCAGTTACACCTTACAGACTCTCTAAGAATTTATTGGCAAAGGTAACTGGCCTACTTGGCCCCTATCTTGACACCGATGCGATGGTGGGTTGATGCCCGCCTCAACAGTCTTATCTTCTATCCGGACACCGCTGGCAACTGCACTCGCGTCCGTTTCGGCGAATGTTTATAGTTATGTTCCCGAAGCTGTGCAAGTTCCAGCGGTTATTCTTGTCCCAGATTCACCTTATCTCGAATTAAACACAATTAACGATTCAACAATTCACGCCAAGATCAATATGACGATTACTTGCGGAGTTGCTTATCTTTCCAACCCAGCTTCTCTTGACAATCTTGAGCAGCTGATATTTTCAGTTTTGGCAGTAATTCCGGACGGCTACACAGTCGGCCCAGTAGAACGGCCATCGGTTACGCAAGTGGGTGCAGTCAATTTATTGGTTGCCGATATTCGCGTTTCCACCTATTACACACAAACCAACTAAGGAGAAAACGTGGCAACCACAGTAATTACCGGTCGCGACATTTCGCTGTCTTTCACAGGTGGAACGGACATCGAAGCCCAAGCGACAAACGCGGTATTGACTAAGACCAACGTTCGCGAGACCTATCAGACTCTCGACGGCGAGGCTTACAAAACAGTTAATATCGAAGGCACTTTCCAGCTCGATATGCTCGCAGACTGGGGTAAGGCTAACTCTGTATGCGAAGCTCTTTGGGCAGCAGCAGAATCTGCACCAGATACAACAATCAGCGTAACCCTAACCGCTGCAACTGGCGCACAATTTGTTTTCCCAATCCTTCCAGAATTCCCCACAGCTGGCGGATCAGGAATTGATGCACAAACAGTATCGTTCACCTTCAAAGTATCGAAGGGCGACGTAACAGAGACCTTCAGCTAAGAGATCGGAGCATCGGGAGATGAAGTTATCAATAACAATTAAATACAACACGGGCGAGTCGGTTACTTATGTAGCCGGCTTACCCGAGTGGGCTAAGTGGGAACGCAAAACTGGCAAATCCATTTATTCGATGAAGGATATTTCGGCTTACCAACAAGCGGACTTTTTAGATCTTGCTTATTACGCTTACAAGCGCGAAGCGGCAGGAAAGCCCACGAAGTCTCAGGAAATCTGGGAACTGTCCATTGATGAAATGCTGATTGGAGATGAAAGCCCAAAAGCTACGAGTCCGGAAGCGTAAATCGGCTTCTTGTCGAAGTCGCAATAGCGACCGGAATCCCAATGAGCGAGTGGACGGACATCGAACAAGTATTAACGGCAATTGAGATATTGAAGGAGCGCAAAGGTGGCAGATGAACCAATCAGCTATGACAAGCGCGAACTTCGTTCAATCATTACCGCGTTCAAAGCGATGGACGATGAAGCTATTGATGCGGCTAAACGCGAAAGTTTTGCGCTCGCTCAATATGCCGCCAACGAGGTTAAGGCCTACGGCATCACCAGAACATTTGGACAAGCCGTTGTCGATCGCATTACTTCTGGCGTTAAAGTTTCCAAAACCTCGAAGATTGGCGAGTTCTCTTATGGATTCGCGAGTCAGCGTTTCTCTGGTGGCGGATCAACTAAAGACCTCTGGGCAGGTTACGAATTCGGATCTAATCGTTATCGTCAGTTCCCACGACGCACCCCACGTCAAGGCAGAGGAAATTCTGGCTATTTCATCTATCCAGCCCTTCGCAAAATTCAGCCTCAATTGATTGCCAAATGGGAAGATGCGTTTTCTAAGATTCTCGGAAAGTGGGACGACTAATGGCTGGAAGTAGAACCCTCAAGTTATCAATCCTCGCTGACGTTGATGACTTAAAAAAGAAGCTGGATATTGGCTCCAAAGAGGTTGAAGGTTTTGGCGGTAAATTAGAAAAATTTGGCAAGATTGCCGCTGCTGCTTTTGCCGCTGCCGCTGCTGCGGCTGCTGCCTATGCTGGCAAATTAGCCATTGAAGGCGTTAAAGCGGCCATAGAAGATGAAGCTGCACAGAAGCGCTTAGCCCTAGCGTTAGAGAACGTCACAGGGGCCACAGAAGCCCAAATTGCGGCAGTTGAAGAGCAGATTAGTAAGACGGCTCTAGCTACTGGCGTAGCAGACGATAAGTTGCGTCCAGCCCTTCAGAGACTTGCGACAGCCACAGGATCCGTTGAGCAGTCACAAAAACTATTAACTCTCGCTCTTGATATTTCAGCCGCTACCGGCAAAGACGTCGAGACAGTTTCCAACGCCTTAGGTAAAGCTTATGAAGGCAACACGGCTTCACTTGCTCGTTTAGGAATCGGTTTATCAGCTGCGGAAATCAAAACGATGGGATTGCAAGGCGCAGTAACGCAATTAGGTCAAACCTTTGGCGGTGCAGCTGCGACTCAAGCCAATACCTTCGAAGGCCAGATTGCTAGGTTGCGAGTTGGCTTTGATGAAGCCAAAGAAGCAATTGGCGCTCAACTATTGCCAGTCATTCAGAGACTTCTTGATTACGTTGTGAACGTTCTCATTCCAAAATTCCAGGAAGCAAAACGAGCAGCCATTGATCCAATAGTTCAAGCCTTTAAGAATAACGAAGCAGCTTTGCGCGACTTATGGTCTTTCATCAAAACCTATTTAGTCCCCATTTTTGAAACGGCTTTAGTAGGAGCAATTAAATCAGTCGGAGCCACAATTGCTGGAATCATCAACATCATTGGCACAGTCACCAGCAAAGTTAAAGAATTGGCTAATGACGTTATTGACGCAGTTAATAAGATTATCCGCGCTTACAACTCAATTCCCATTCTCCCTAACGTTTCAACGATTCCTAATATCTCCACAACAACCACTTCGAGGACTGGAAGCGTTCCAACGGCAAGCCTGCCATTTGGCGGCGCTTCAATCATTCCACCATCAAGCGGTTCGGCTAACGTAACACCTTCAACGCCTACAACAAGAGTTACAACCCCGACAACATCGGCGCCAAAGGTCACAACAACCCCAAGCGTCCCAGTTGGATCATCTAGCGCCATCACAGTTCCGGTATCCTCTGGCGGATTCTCAAGATTGGCAGATGCTCAAGGAATTGCGCCCGTAACTATTAATGTCAATGCCCCTAGCGCAATTGATGAAGAAGGCTTTACTCGAGCAGTTGTATCAGCCCTTAACAATTCAAACTCTCGCGGAACTGGTGGCGGAAGCCAGTTGTTTGGAATTAGACAAGAGTTATGACAGCTTGGACGCCCGAGTATCGCGTTTTAATTAACGGCACAGATGCCACAGATTTAACCCTTGTCGGCTTCACCGCTACCTCTGGCCGCACCGACGTTAATACCCAAGCCCAAGCCGGTTATTGCAATTTGCAGCTCATTAATGCGACCAACGCGTTTTATGATTGGAGCGTCAATACTGGCGTAACGCTTGAAGTCAAAGATACGAGCGGCAACTGGGTTAGCCTATTCGGTGGACGAATTAGCGATGTGACAACAAGTGTGAGAACTGCTGGCGAAGTCGCTTATGTAACTCAAATTCAAATCTTTGCTCTAGGCGCATTATCTAAACTCTCTAAAGCCATCTGGATTGACTCGTTAGCCCAAGATGATGATGGCGACCAGATTTACACAATTCTTAGTTCTTTGCTTTTAGCATCTTGGAATGAAGTCAGCCCAGCGCAACAATGGAGTAGTTACGATCCAACAACGACGTGGTCCAATGCTGGCGACGTAGGGCTTGGCGACATTGATAGACCCGGCCAGTATGAAATGGAGCAACGTTCAGCCAGCCCAATTGATTACTATTCAATCGTCACCCAAATCGCCAATTCAGCTCTTGGCTATGTTTATGAGAACGCCAATGGGGAAATTGGCGTTCTCATAAACATA